CTAGTTCAAGACGGGTGCTATTACGCTCCGAATTATATGAACATCGGCTCAACAGCCCACCAAGACACGATTCAGCATTTCAGTTTCGACAACAACGCCTTCTTCAGTGGTGCGACTTATCAAGACACCGTGATCTTCGCCTCCAACCGTTGTGCGGTGAATGGCGGCTTGAGAAACACGGTCTTCCGCAACTGTTGGATCAATGCTAGGAAAAACAACCAGACCCCCCGCTATCCCATTGGACCCGGGGCGGAAATGGCCAGTGCTGGCCTGTCCCAAGGGACGAAAGCCAACATCACCTTTGACGGCGGCGTTTACATGGGCAGCCTGCAAAGCAACACCGGAGCATCCCCCAATCCCTATCCAACAGTGATGAACGGGGCGAAAATCGACTATCAACCCAGCGGACAAGCCGCACCGTTGAACGGCAGTTGGGTGGTCGATACCACTATGAATGGATTTACAAATCCCGGTTATCCTCCTCTTCCTACTGATGATTTTTTAAATAGTATTTGGGGTGGTGGTTATATCCCTCCTGTTGGACAGACTAGTCAACCTTCATTAGACCGAAGTGGGACATACTATGCGTCCACAGTGGTTCAGATGTCATCCCCGACTTCCGGGGCAGAGATTCGTTATACGACAAATGGTAGCACCCCAAGCCTTTCGAGCACGCTTTATACTGGTCCGATAACAGTGAGTTCGACTACTACATTTAAAGTTATTGCATTTGGTGATTCTCCGCTACTTCCTAGTAATGTTATCACTAATACTATTACTATTACTAACGATTTACTTTCAAATACTTCTTGGCAAAATATACCCCTATCTTCAAATTTGACAGAAGATTTCTCTATTGTTTGGAGAACTACCCCATCGGCATCTGCAATGGATTCGGTTACAGGGATTTCTAATATAGCAGTAAATGCATATACTCAACTTCCTATTATTATTAGATATAATACATCTAATCAATTTGATGCGATGAGCGGTAGCGTTTATGCGAATACTAATTCTGTCACATACACTCCCGGTGTTGAGTATGAAGTAAAGGTTGATGCACGTCTATCCAACAAAACTTATGATGTGACAATCACCCCACGACCTAGTGGAGTGGCGGGAACTCCTGTGATACTAGCAAATAATTTTCCTTTTAGGACAACGGCAAATACGATATCCAACATAGCTAATCTTGCGATGATCTCATCAGTAGGCGCACATACCATTTCAAATGTTGAGATTAATGGAGGTGGTGCTGTTTTGGAGGTTGCTGCGCCACCTATTTTTGATACGGATCAACCGGGTAATTACTCAACTCCAATACGTGTAACATTAGCAACACCTGAATCTGGTGCAGAGATTCGTTATAAGATTGCTCCTTCGGTAACGGAAGAAGTCACATCCACTGATCTTTTATACACCGAACCAATATTTTTAACTAATTCAACATCAACTATTAAGGCTCGAACTTTTGTATCGGGAAAACAACCTAGTGTGCATATCGAAGGCTCCTTTACTGTTGAGACAATAATAGTAGTTGACCCATTTCCAACCGAGTCACCTAGTATCAGTCCATTTCCTAAGATATTTCTTACTGGTTCTCCGCCAGAGATTACTATTACTCCATATGAATTTGGGTATGATCATGTTATTTATTATACCATAGATGGTAGTACACCAACTACTTCAAGCACAGTTTACACTACACCATTCACTATTCCGAATGCGACAACAACAGTAAAAGCTATTGCTGTTGGTAGCGGTAGACCACCTTCAGATGTCGTTTCCTCGTATTATCAAATAGGTTCTGGTGGACCACCCACTCCACCCACTCCAGATAATGGAAGCAATCCCCCATCTGAGCCAACTCAAGGAGTCACAGAAATTCTTACGCCTAAAATTTTTGCCAACCGAGCACAGTTTGTAAGTGAAATTACTATTTCACAGCCTGCAACGATAGCGGTGGGTGGCCTAGCCACCACCGAGTCTAGTGGGGAATCCGATATAACTGCTGGATGGAAATTGAATGGTGTGAGATGGCAGGTTTTAAGCGGATCAGTTTGGGCAGATAGTTCAGTAGTCACATTATCTGGTAATTGGCAAGTTCGAATAATAGCCAAGCCTAGAGCATATGATATAGACCTTAGAGAAAGTGGTGAAGATTTGTGGATAAGTCTAGGAAAAGATTTACCATTTAGATTCAGATCACCAATCGATAGGACAATTTATCAATCGACTATTTACCCTATAACAGTTAAAGAGATTTCTGCTGTGGAAAAAAAGATATTGTTACTCTAATCAATAATAGCTTCCATATATGGACGTGTCATTTTTGTCCATATTATATACACCTATAGATAAATTGTCGATATTTTCAGAATAAACTTTGTTTGTCGTTGTAAGGGTTGGGTATAATGTTGATTCCGATTTTCCCGCAAAAACGTTGTCATAAACTTGATCATTTCCGAGTTCTTGGGGCGCATTTGTTTCATGGGATGTCTCATATCTCTTAGCAAGAATTTTCCAAACATAATGACCCATCATTGGATTTATACCATCAGAAATACTTTGATCTAATACTTGGGTGATTCTAAATATTTTAGCTCCTCTATCTCCGGGTCTATCACACCCCAACGCTGTGATCTCCACCAAGTCATCTGCTTTTGGTTCTGCTCGCTGTCCATACTTTTCATGAAATTTTGAAAGTAACCCCTCTTCGGTTAAAGGAACTCCACTTTCACTTAATAGTTCGATACCCTGCTCGCTAATAAAAAAATTTTTGAAAGATTCTGAAAAAATATTTATAGATATATATGCAGTTAATAAATCATCTGAATCCCAACCATATCTGGATAGCGATAGACTTTCATCCAACTCTAAGTATGCTCTTATTTTAAATGGATTGGAGTATTCTTGTAAAGTGTGTTCACCATAAATTACATTCATTTGAGTTATATCAAATCCGTTGATATAATAATTCAAATCCACCCCATAATTATTGATTAGTTCTTCGTAAGAGCTTTTAAAAATGGCTTGTTCGGCTTGGAAATTGGACGGATCGCCAAACCCAGCACATCTAGGTCTATAAACACCAGCAAATATGTTAATTGGGTCTAAACAAGAAAGAGGAGTTGTTGGGCAGGCCATTAATTTGGTATTTTCTTGGTTTGAACTACTTTTGCAGCAGGTTGTTTAGTTATAGGATTGATATACATCTGTAAAGCATTAGGAGAGTTCTTAATTTGTTTGGTTTTACCATTTTCAAACTCTAATTCATACTCTGTTAAGATATCAGTTAAGTGTGGGCCTATGAATATTCTTCCCGGTTTATGAATTAGCGGATTCTTGGCTTTATAGTCTCCAACGATTTGGGGAATCTTTCTACTGAGTGGATCAATAGTAGGATTCGATCCTTTACCGGGACCATTACCATTTTTACCAACAAATGGTGTATGAATTTGTTTTGTCCCATCGGCCAAATTGTGATGGTATTCTAAAAAGAACTCAGTAAAGCTTTTCACTAGATATATTTAATAAAAAAGCCCATCGGTTAGGACGGGCTTCTCTAGTTGAATGTTAATTTAGATTACTTGAAGTAATCAGCTTTGGCTTTTAGGGTTGATCCCGGAACCTGATTAGACTTGCCTTGTAGGGCAGTGATTGGAGGAGCACTATGACTAGTGTTCGTGTCATCAGTCACATCAGTTTTTGCTTTACCACCTTTTGGGTTGACTTTACCACCAACCTTATTAGACTTGGCTTGGAAAGTAGCTTTTTTGTCTGGAGCGACTTTGGTTCCAACTTCTTCGTCTTCTTCGAAGTCTAGTCCATCGTCTTCACCACCAAAATCGTCTTCACCACCGAAGTCTAGATCGTCTCCACCTTCTTCTTCCCCACCAAGTGCGCCTTGTAGGACATCAATTAGGGTTTGTGCAGTGGCACGATCAAGTGTAAAGGTAACAGAGTCTTCTTCTCCTAGATCTTCTTCTCCACCAAAATCATCGCCTAGATCGGCATCTGGTGTAGCGTCGTCAAGACCTAGTGCATCGAGATCTCCGTCCTCTTGCTCTTGGCCGAAATTTTCTTTTAGAACTTTAGCGAATAATGTGTCGAAGTTTGATTTCTTCATATGCTTATTTAGTTGTTTTGCTGCAATTTTTTTGGATTCTAAGATTTCTTCATCTTCTTCAGAATCGCCATCTTCGTCCTCTTCCAAATCATCCTCAATTTCCTCATCTTCATCTTTTTCATTCTCGGCTTTATTATAACCAGAGACGTTTGGACCTTTACCATCGACTTTTTTAGGATCTTCTCCATCAAATGTTTTTGGTTCTTTGGATTCCTCAATGGTTTTAACATTATTGAGCATTCCACCGTAAATGTCCCCTATGGAAATGGAGTCGTTTTGCTTCATACACATTATTTAGTGTAAATAGTAATATATTATGGGCAGACCTAAAAAAATCGAAGATCCAAAACTTTCTAAAAAGGAAATGTATTTGGGTAATCCGAATTTACCTTCCTCAGATGCTAAGTTTCAATATACTCCAGAGATGGCGGCTGAAATTGATAAGTGTAGAGAGGATATACTATACTTTGCTGAGAATTACTTCTATATCATCGAACCCGACTTAGGTAAGATTCTCATTCCTCTATTACCATATCAAAAGCGATTACTCAAAGCATTCAAGGAAAATCGATTCAATATCGTGTTATCTAGTCGTCAATCCGGTAAAACTACTGTATTGACGATCTTGGCACTACACGAAGCTTGTTTCAAAGACTATAAGAACATCGTTATCGTTGCCAACAAAGAAGACACTGCCAAGATGATCTTCAAGAGAGTTAAGATTGCGTATGAGGCTTTGCCTGTGTGGTTGAAGCCAGCAGTTGCTACATGGGGACAGGAAAGTTCTGAGTTTGCGAATGGTTCTAATATTGGTATTTCTACAACTACTGGATCAGCAGCCCGTGGACACACCATCAACGTGTTGTTACTTGACGAGCTTGCTTTCATTGAGCCTGCTAGTATTGTCGAAGATTTCATGAAATCTGTTTTACCAACGATTTCTAGAGCTAAAACATCCAAAATTCTCATAACATCAACCCCAAAAGGTAAAAATAACGTATTTTATACCTTTTATAACGCAGCCACTAAGGTTGGAACACCGGATTGGAACGGTTTTAATGCTGAGAGGGTGGATTGGACCGAGATCCCTGATAGAGATGAGGAATGGAGACGACAAGAAATCGCTAAACTTGGATCTATTGAGTCATTTAATCAAGAATATGGTTGCGAATTCCTAGATGATGGGACTTCTGCTATTGATGCTGAGTTATTCGAAGAATTAAAGAAAGAATGTAGAGATCCTAAGCATATATTAGAAGATGGATGCTATAGAATATGGGAAGAGCCAGATCCTAGTAGAACATATGTTGCTGGGGTAGACGTTTCTGAGGGTGTTGGTGGCGATGCTTCAGTTATTCAGATATTAGACATCACAGATCTTAAAGAAATTGTCCAAGTTGCCGAATATCACAACAATCAGATCGCTCCAGCAGAATTTAGTAACAAATTGCATGATATATTACTAAACTGGGGAAGTCCATTGGCTTTGATTGAGAGAAATAACCAAGGTGGACAGGTTTGTGATCGTTTAGCCATCGATTTTGCATATAATAATGTAGTTTCGTGGGGTGCTAAGAAAGCACATAGAGCTAATGTGATGTTTGGTATCATTTCACACACTAATACCAAACATTCCGCTATTCTTAACCAAAGATATTTCATTAATGAGATTAGAACGGTCAAGTTTAGAAGTGTTCAGACTCTAAATGAGTTCAAAACATTCATAAGATACCCGAATGGTTCTTGGAAAGCTAAAGGGGGCGAGCATGATGACCGAGTCATGGCATTTGTTTGGGCATTGATGATCCTATTCAATGAAATCACTGAGATTTACTTCGAAATTGACGAATTGGACGATTATGGTAAACCCATGAAGATTTCTCAGTTCGATCACGGTATCAAATACTTTGCAAACCCAACATCTATCTATACCAATGAGCAAGTAGATAAAATTGAAAATTCGGGGTTAGCACCAGTAGCATTTGGTGGGTTTACCGAACAAGGAAATGAAATGGCAGACTTAGCTATGGAAGGTTGGATGCCGTTGGGTGGTCAAATGCCATATAATGATCCGAGATGGGATATGACTCAGAGTCAATATGATTCATATGAACGCGCAGTCAATCATAGGTGGTAAATACAGATATGAGTGACGTAACACAACAAAGTTTCCTAAATAAAGCCCGCGAAGATAAGTTTCTTCTGGTCTTTGACGTTCCCCCTATCTTAAAACCTTCTATTTCTGATTATACTAGATCTAATAAGACATTTGACCCGAATAGCGTCCAGTTCTCTATATTTGGAACTATGGTTCCGCAAATTACTGTAAAAGGTGTCGAAAATAGGTTTGCTGGTTCCACTCTATATATATCATCATTTAGTAAGGACTCTCCCGAACCAGTATCTATAGATTTCAAGGTAGATTCCATGTTTAGTAACTATTGGGTGATATATTCATGGTTAAATTTGCTCCACGACCAAAAAACTGGTGTATATAACCAAGGGAACATTCCAGTGGATGGAAACTTCAATGATTATATGGTAGACATGACTATCTATGGGTTAGACGAATATGGGAAGAAAAGAATCAAATTTGTTTATAAAAAAGCCTTCCCCACCACTCTAAATGAATTAAAATTTAATCAACAAGGTTCCGAGGGTGCAGAGTTGATGTCTGGGTTTACCTTTTTATATAGCCAGATGCATGTGGAGCTAGTCAAAGAAATGTGAAACCTTATTTAACTGTTTGAAATTTGTTGATCCAAAAAGTTAAATAGTTACATGGCAACTCGAATCATTAATAGCCCCGGTGTCGAAATCCGTGAGCGTGACCTTGCTCCTATCGCATTACAAAATGTGGGGACTAACGTTTTTATCACAGGATATAGCTCACAAGGACCAACAGACGAAGTCCTGAAGATTTCTAGCTTAGATGAGCTTCAAGCGATCTACGGCGTCCCAACTAACTCCGCTGAGAGATATTTTTATCATGGTATTAAGGAATTGGTGAATTCCCCTGCAAATATCTATACTTACCGTCTTCCATATGGCGAAGGTGCTGGTTCTGGTTTTGGTTCCGAATATTCTGCGCTTGCATATCCAGTAAACTTTGTTAAAGCAGATGTTGCGACTGGTTCTCTGTCAGCAATTACCACACAACTTAATCAACTTTCTGGAACTTATGTTCTAGGTAAGCCTGTTCACGTTACTCTTACCGAAGATGAGTATAACCAAGCCCAAGACGGTTCTCTATTCACATGGTCACAAAGTGGATCTAATCATAGTGATCTATCTTCCATTGCCGCTCTTGGAAAAGCTGGTGTTATCATCCTAAACAAGTCTCAAACCTCCATCAATAGCCAATTTGAAGGTTATTATGTTGCTATTGCAGACAACACGAACATCAACCCAGCATCTAATTATAACTCAGTTCTAGCTGCTTATACGGTTAGCCTTTCTTCTAAGTTCACTGGAGTTGGTGCATATGATTTCACGACTATTCCTAATGGAACGCTTGAGTTCACCCTTTCTTCCCAAAACATTGGTGGTACTCAAAACAGTATCTCTCAAATTATGGAAGGTCTCACTGACTACAACATCGATGGAAGAGAAGATGACGACTTGCTGAATGTTGGTGTATTCAAGTTCCGTAAGAGTTTATATGCCACTGAGGCTTACAAACTAGATTATGTTTTGGACGGTAAGATCACTGGATCTATCGACTCATACAGACAAAGAATTAATCCAACTGGTGGTCCCCAAACATCTTTCTTCTTGGAAAATGTTGACTCTGAAGATAGAAACGTTGAAATCCTTGTCAACCCATATATCTCCAATAAGTTTGGATCTACTTCTGTAAATGCCTCTGGTATTCCTCAGAAAAAAGTTCGTGTTCTTTCACAACAACTGATCAATTCTTCCGCTTCAATTGCTGGTGTATCTCCAATAGCTATCCCAACCCTAGTTACTAACTTAGGTTATGCTGATGCTCTATTCCCCGTTGGCGCATACTCTGATGCTCAAGTAACTGCTAAAGTTCTTGGATCAATTCCGGGTAAAGTTGAACGTGCTCTTGAGGCTGTTAAGAATGATGAAATTTACGACATCGATGTGGTTGTCGAAGCTGGTCTTGGAACCATCTACACTATGACCAAGTCCGCTAACTTATCATACTATGATGATAACACAGTATTTACAGCAATCTCTGCTCTGAGAACATCAGGTGCTCTAAATGCAGCAGGTGAAGCCCTAAGAGCGGATTACTCAACAATCTTCAATGCGTTTGAAAACTTCTGTAACCTACCAAGTAATACTGGTGGTCGTGGAGACTGTATCTTCGTTGCTGACCCAATTCGTCAAATCATGATCTCTGGTAAAAATACCAAAGTTCTTGCAGATAGAAGCAAAAACTTCCAAACTGACATCTATTGGGCTATCAGACATCAATTCGAACTGGAAAACACTTCCTATGCTGCTTCCTATGCAAACTGGGCGCAAGTATATGATGATTTCCTAGGTGATAGAATCTGGGTTCCATTCTCTTCTGTTGCAGCAGCAGCAATCGCTCGTAATGATGCAGCAGAGTTCCCATGGTCCGCTCCAGCAGGCTACACAAGAGGTCTTGTTAACGTTCTGAATGTAGCAGTCACACCAAACCAAAAACAACGCGACGAGCTTTACAAGAGCAATTTCAACCCTGTCTTGTTCTCACCTTCACAAGGTATCGCAATCTTCGGTCAAAAGACCCTAAGCAAGAAACCATCAGCATTTGATAGAATCAATGTGCGTAGATTATTCTTAGCTCTTGAAAGACCAACAAAGAAAGCATCTCTCTTCTTTGTGTTCGAGCCAAACAACGAATTCACAAGAACTCGCTTTGTTAACACTCTGACACCTATCTTTGAGTATGCTAAACAAAACGGTGGTCTATATGACTACATCATTGTTTGTGACGAAAGAAACAACTCACCTGAAGTTATCGATTCCAACGAAATGAAGGCAGATATCTATATTGCTCCAACAAGAACAGCAGAGTTCATCATCGTGTCATTCACGGCTGTAAGAACTGGTGTCAACTTCCAAGAGTTAATTTAATCACTAAATAATTATATGCCAGCAGACATCAATACATTCTTCAACATCGCAGGTCAAAAACAATTTGCGAGAGATTTCTTTCTTAGAGTGAAACAAATTCAACTTCCGGGTTTATCCTTGGATGGTGAAGATGAATTAGTCTTTGCTAAGACAGCAGCACTACCGGGTAGAAACATCGAAAACAAGATTGTTAACTATTCTGGTCAACAATTTAACCTTAATGGTAAGTCCACTTATCCCAACTCTGAATCTTACTCAATCGAGTTCTACCATGATCAATCACTTGATTTAAGAACTAAACTTGAAAGAGCTTCCAGAAACGCATTCAACAACGAGACCACAACTGGTCAAATGTGCATGCCGGGACCAGAAAGCTACATGATCTTGGATCTTCTAGGAGTTCCATGTGGTCAAGGTAATGCTGGCGGTCAAGGAATGCAAGTTATCAAACAAGTTAAATTCGTCGGGGTTTCTATTAGAGACATTGGTGAAGTAGCTTATCAGATTGCAGATGGAACAGGTGAAGTGCTAACGATTAGCACAACGTTCTCATACCACTGGTATGAAGACTTCTCCAAGTAAGTAATTTAAAATCCCAAAGGCCCGCTCTGATATTTGGAGCGGGCCTTTTGTTTATGTGATTAAATAGTTTTGTGTCAGTAAACATCAACGAATTCTTTTCCGCTTTCAGCAATGACCAGAAATGTTTTTTACATCTTCCTGTTCTATGGTCTGTGACTATTGATGGGGTGTCAACTGGCACTATTAACACTGTTTTAAACTCAGCAGGTGAAAGATGGAATGCTAGTGTGACACCGGGTTCTTATACTAAAGGTGGCAATATACTAGTTGCACAAGAAGTAACATTACCTAATGAGTCGTCCAGTTTCACTCCTTTAGAATCAGGATCAGGTATGGGTGGATTTTTACCCGGATATGGTTTAAATGCTAGAGGAAATTTCTTGGATAGAGGAGTATCAGTAAACTTTCTAGAGACAGAGGTAGACATTGATCATAACTTTTTCAGACCTTGGATGATTGCAGTTGGTATCAAGGGATTGGTGGAACAAGGTGCTAGTTTGAAGGCAACCATGGAGGTAAGACAATATAGCAACTCTGGGAGATTTATCAAGGGGTTTAAATTCAGAAAAGTGTTCCCAACAGCAGTTGAGGGGTATACTTTAAACTATGATTCTACTGATTTCAAGATAAAATCAGTAACATTTGGTTGCCAAAATTATGAGCAATTATGACAATTGACTTCAAAACACTAAAATATCTATCTTCAGCAGTCGAAAGAGGCAACGATCAGGTTTTGATCGATTATTTCAATTCATTTGAAGGCGATAATGTTTACGATAAGTTCATCAGTATATTAAAATGCTGGGAATATGATGTCTCATACACTTTAAACCTTAACCTTAACGATAAACCTACTAAGATTCCTTTAAGTTATCTAATTTCAGAGTTCAAATCTCTAGAAAACACTGACTTTCATGTAGTTGTGGATAATTGTGAATTGACACTTGATATTCCAAAAACCTTTGATATTCTAGTACAAGAATCAATACCTATATATACAATTATTAATTATGTT